GTGATATGAAAGATAGATTAAAAGCAACAGCAAATCAAGTTCGTAAAGCTGGAAATCCTTCACAAATACAAAAACTAAAATCAGAGTTAGAAAGATTAAATAATTTGGGTGGTATTGATAAGATTGTAGCAGTTGAGGGTTTAGTTTTCTTTTATAATGGAAAAACATATAAACTAACAGGCACATTTGCACCACTCAATCAAATACTTGGAATCTTTTATGGATAATTTTGATATATATTAAAAACAGTTATAAAAATAAACATATGGCAAAAAGAACTAGTTGGGACCAAAAAAATAAACACATTCACAAATCTCGTAAAAAAATTATAGATACGGTATTTGGTAGAGAAGATAATGCACAATCTGTGTTTGGATATGAAGGAGAAGTAGAACAAAAGCACGAAATAGGTGATATTTGGACTGATAAAGATGGAAAGACTTGGCAACAAAGAGATGGATATAAAATATCAGTTACTAAATTTGATGACCTTCGTGAATATCTAAAAACAGTTACAACTTGTTCTGGCAAAGAATGTCATACTGATAAATACGACCACATTGATAAAAAATTAATAGCTAAAACCGGAATGTGTTTTACCTGTCTTCAAAAATACGAAACGGAATTGAGAGTAGATGGTACTTGGCCTTTCTATGAAGATTATAAAATTACTTGTAATAAACTTTCAGTAGCATACGAATTAAATCAAAAATATACCGATGCTATAAACGATATTAAACGTGCATATGAACAGGTAAATGAAGATGGTAGTATATCTAAATGGGAATGGGATATTGATATTGAGCAAGTAAAATCTGATATTCAAAAAGATATTGATTACACAAAAAAAGCAATTAAATCTCTTAAAACCAGAAAAACTAAATTAGAAAAAAAATTAGTTGAATTAGGTCATCCTGAAATTGTAAAAAAATGAAATCAATAAAACCCATATTAATTGGTGTGGTAATATTATTTATTGCTTATTGGATATTTTTTGTATTAACACCAAATTCGGAGCTAGCCGAACAAACATATAAAAAAATAGATTCTCTAAATAATAATATAAAAGTATTAGAAGAAGCCCAAAAAAAATTAGATAGTAACATAACTAACTTCAATAATCAAATAACCGAATTAGATAAAGGGATTGATAGAATTAAAAACCAGAAAGAAACAATAAAAGAGATATACCATGAAACGATTAATAATGTTGATAACTATAATGGTAATCAACTTGACAGCTTTTTCACAAACCGATACTACTCCGGCCAATAAATGTTTTCCTACACCGGTTGTAAAACTTATAGTTAAAGACCTTCTCAGCGGAGATTCTGCAAAAGCACTTCTAAAATTAACCGAAGAACAACTTGATTCTACCGAAAAAAAGGTAGCAATAAAGGATTCTATTATTGGAACATACAAACAAAAAGAAGCAAACTACGACACCATAATAAGATTTGAACGTGATAAATTTACTACATTACAAACCTATACAACTAAAATTGAAATAGATTTGAAAAATGAAAAAGTAAAAGGTAAATTATTACGTTGGGCCAACTATGGACTTATCGGTGCTTTGGGACTAGTTGCATTCTTACTAAAATAATACATTTATGGCAGTACAAGGACAACCAAAAAAGACACTCAAAGAAATTATAGCAGAAGAATATCGTAAGTGTGCGGCAGACCCCGTCTACTTTATGAAAAAATACTGCGTTATTCAACACCTGACACGTGGTAAGATTCCATTTCACCTTTATCCGGTCTTTCAACACTTTCCGCAGGATATATTCTTTGGAAGATGATATTCAATCAGGACTTTAATGCACTTGTTATCGCAACAAAAGTAACGGTAGCAAAGAACTTGGTTGAGAAGGTAAGAGTTATGCATGACCTTCTTCCAATATGGTTGAGGGATGGTAGTAGTTCATCGGTTGAAGATAACAAACTATCACTTAAATTAAAGAATGGTTCTCAATGTAAAGCAATCGCATCTTCACCTGATGCCGGACGTTCCGAAGCCCTATCACTATTGGTTGTGGATGAGGCGGCTTTCATTCGTGATATTGATGAAATCTGGTTATCAGCACAATCAACACTATCTACGGGTGGTGCGGCAATTGTACTATCTACTCCAAATGGTGTGGGTAATTGGTTTCATAAAATGTGGGTTGATGGTGAAAGTGGAGCAAATGGTTTCCACAATATCAAACTGCATTGGACGGTTCATCCGGAAAGAAATCAGGATTGGCGAGATGAACAAACTCGTATTTTGGGAATCAAAGGAGCAGCACAAGAATGTGATTGCGACTTCGTAAGTTCCGGTGATACGGTAATAGACCCGCAATTATTGATGTGGTATAAAGATACCTATGTAATGGAGCCAGTTGAAAAGCGTGGATTTGATGGAAACCTTTGGGTATGGGAGCATCCAAATTACAATCGTCAATATATGGTTGTAGCGGATGTTGCTCGTGGTGATGGTTCGGATTATTCCACCGCACAGGTAATTGATATAGAAGATAGTTCACAAGTTGCAGAGTATAAAGGAAAAATTGAAACAAAAGATTTTGGAAATTTTCTTGTAGCATTAGCAACCGAATATAATAACGCTTTGTTAGTTGTAGAAAACTCAAATGTGGGTTGGGCAACTATTCAACAAATCATAGATAGGGGATATGGTAATTTATTCTATATGAGTAATGATCTTAAATACATTGATGTTGAACGACAAATAACTAACAAATTTTACAGAGAAGAACGCCAAATGGTTGCCGGATTCTCAACAACATCGAAGACTAGACCACTAATTATATCCTCATTAGATTCATATATACAAAACAAAGACATACTAATACGTTCAGTAAGACTCATAGATGAATTATTTACATTCATTTGGAATGGTGGTAGAGCTGAAGCAATGAAAGGATATAATGATGACCTTACTATGGCATTGGCAATAGGGCTATGGGTAAGAAACACAGCGCTTAGACTAAAACAAGAAGGTGTTGATTTAACAAAAAGTATGTTAGGATCTTCACATATCAATAGATATGAGGGAGTATATACCCAAAATCATCTTAATAAAAATCCATACGATATGGATTTGGGAAATGGTGAATCGGAAAATCTAACTTGGTTATTAGGTTAATCTTCATTTTTTTATATTTATGTATTGATATGATACGATTAATGGATTTATTAGATGAAGACCTCCGCAAATGGTTTGGTAAAGGTAAGTGGGGTGGTGCCGGCGGCGGTGGATGGGATAGATATAATTCCAAAGGTGAACGTATCGGAAAATGTGGAGCTGGTAAAGAGGGAGAAGCATATGCGGCATGCCTTTCAAAACATGCAGCAGGTAAATTAGGAAAAAAGGGAAGAGCATCTTTTGTTAGACGCAAGCGTGCAAAACAAAATGATAAAGGTCGTGGTGATAAAGGAGATGGTGGTAAAGGTAAAGCGCCTGTAAGAGTTGGTTGGGATAAGAAGGGTAGTGATAAAAAATATAACCCACCTTCCTAATGAGTTGGAGTAAAAAATATAAAAAAAGTATAGACTGTAATAATCCAAAAGGATTCAGTCAAAAAGCGCATTGTGCTGGACGTAAAGCCAGACAATCAGGTAAATCGACAAAATCTAAATCTGTAAGCGAAATGACCATTGAAGAAAAATTAAATCTATTTTTAGAGAAAAACTGTCCGACTGATAAAGGTAAATGGGCAGCATCCAAAGCAGCAGCAAAATCAAAATTTGATGTATACCCATCAGCTTACGCAAATGGCTGGGCAGCCAAAAACTACAAATCAAAAGGTGGTGGTTGGCGTAAATGTAATGAATCGGTAATTGGAGAAGCCGGTTGCTGGGAAGGATATAAGCAAGTTGGAATGAAAGATAAAGGTGGTAAAATGGTGCCAAATTGTGTTCCTATAAATGAAGCATCAGCCGTATATACTGATTGGGAAGAAAACGTAAACCCAGATTATATTTTAGTAACCTTAAAAAATGGTAGGAAACTAAAAATAGAAAAAAAGCGTATTAAAGGTGGACAACGAGTTTACCAAGCAATACTTCAAGCATTTAATGATGAAAAGCATGCGGTAACTGATAAAATAGTAAACGCTATGACAAACCAATTAGGTGAAAGTACAATGGAACTTAATTGCGATGAAAACGGAAATTGTTGGGAAATGGAACCACCTCGTTATCAGAGTACATCTATGGGATATAGAGAAATGGAATTGGAAGAAGAAATAGAAGAATACGATGTAGAAACATTGGAAGAATTTAAGAATTTCTCAAAATATATAAGGGAATATACTCAATTACTATCTGAAGCAACTTGTCCGTGTTTATTGGAAGCAGAATATCGTGGAAGAAAAGTTAGACTTGGAAAAATAATGCAAGGTGATGTTAAAAAATTCAAAGTATATGTAAAAAATCCACAAGGCAATGTGGTTAAAGTAAACTTTGGATTTGGCGGTTCATCCGCTAAAGGAAAACGAATGGTTATTAAAAAGAATAACCCAGAAAGAAGAAAGAATTTTAGAGCAAGGCATAATTGTGATAACCCAGGTCCAAGACACAAAGCAAGATATTGGGCATGTAGAACTTGGTAATTTCAATTTTTTTATATATCTTTAGAGTTAAAATAATATTATGGCAGATACTTCAATATTTAGTCGGTTACAACGATTATTTTCTACAAATACAATAGTTCGTAAAACAGCTACTGGTACAAAAGTAATTGATACCGATGAATATCAAAATATGACCACAAACCTAGTTGATAGGTTTATGAAACTTAAAGTTACAAACTTTGCATCCGGTCAGATTGATTCATCATTAGCATATCAACAAGTTCGTATTGACTTATTTCGTGATTACGATTCAATGGACCAAGACCCAATTCTATCTTCGGCATTAGATATATACGCAGATGAGTGCACGGCTCAAAATGAGCATAGTAATGTACTTAAAATACATCATCCGGATGATAATGTTAAAAAAATACTTGAAAATTTATTCTACGATATACTCAATGTAGAATTTAACCTTTGGCCTTGGACAAGAAATCTTGTAAAATATGGTGATTTCTTTTTACAATTAGAAATAGCAGATAAACTAGGCATTGTAAATGTGTTTCCATATTCACCATATGAAGTAACACGTGTTGAAAACTTTGATCCTCAAAACCCACAACGAGTAAAGTTTGTCTACGCACCATATCAAAATCCATTAGGTTCATATGGACAAACTACAAAAAAAGAATTTGAAAATTATGAGATAGCTCATTTCCGATTAAATTCAGATTCAAACTTCCTACCATATGGTAAATCAATGATTGAGGGAGGGCGACGTGTTTGGAAACAATTACAATTAATGGAAGATGCTATGTTACTACATAGAGTAATGAGAGCACCTGAAAAGCGTATATTCAAAATTGATGTTGGTAATATTCCGCCAAATGAAGTAGATAACTACATGCAGCGTATTATTAATAATTCTAAAAAAGTTCCTTTTGTAGATGAAAAAACAGGTGAGTATAATTTAAAATTCAATGTTCAAAATATGATTGAAGACTTTTATATGCCGGTGCGTGGTAGTGATAGTGGTACTTCAATTGATACTCTTAAAGGTTTAGAATACAATATGATTGAAGATATTAACTATCTTAAAAATAAGTTGATGGCTTCTCTTAAAATACCAAAAGCTTATTTGAACTACGAAGAAGATACGGGTGGTAAAGCAACTCTTGCTGCATTGGATTCTCGTTTTGCAAAAACCGTAGAAAGAATACAAAGAGTATTGGTATCGGAATTGACCAAAATAGCTATTATACACCTCTACACACAGGGTATAGATGATTCTAGATTAGATGAATTTAGTATTGAATTAACAACGCCATCTAAAATATATGAACAAGAGAAAGTAGAATTATATACATCAAAGGTTCAACTAATACAATCAATGCAACAAACAAAAATGTTCTCAAAAGAATGGATGTATGAGGCAATTATGGGAATGGCTAAAGATGAACAAGATGAACAAACTCTCGCTATATTAGATGATACTAAACAAGCATACAGATTACAATCAATAGAAACACAAGGTGTAGATCCAGCACAACAAGAAGAACAACCAACAAATGTAGAAGAAGAAATTCAAAGAATAAAAGAAGAATTAGAAGAAGAAGGTAAAGTTGGAAGACCAAAAGACCCTGTAAGATATGGTAAAGATGATCATCCTATGGGACGTGATCCGCTTGGAGTAAAAACTCTAAAAAGAAAAGAGGGAACATTTAAACACAATCAATTTAGAAAAAATTACCAAGAAATATTTAAAGATATGGATGGTAATAAAAAGAAAATAATCACCGATTAAAGTATAAATCCTAAATTACCAATTAAAGATATTTATACTAAATTGTAATTGAATGTCTGGTATTTTAGAGATTAAACGTGGCGCCATAGATGTTGCTTCTCTTAATGACGGTGAATTTTATCTTAACAAAGGAAAAAATACCGTTCAAATAGGAAGTGGATCATCAATCCTAACACTATTACCCGTTAATAAAACCATATCTGGTAACATAATACTAAATGGTAATGTATATGCGGATAATTTAACTGGATCTGCGGCTTTGAGCGCATCAATCACTTCTACTGAAAATATTGGCGGTATAGATTCGGGAACAACATTCTCAACAGGTACAGATTTTACTGCTTTATTCGGCCAATTAATAGCGCCATATCAAAAACCAATACTATCCGGACTAAAATTAAAGTATACTAGTAATGAATTACAAACGACTAATAGGGAAGTCGGTGATGTTATATCTTTTAATAAAATAATTATTACTTCATCTTTAGAAAATCCTGGTGCTAACTATGCACAAAGTTTAAGTATATCATCTTCTACAACAACACCAACTTTTTTTGAATTTTTGGGAAATGCTACATCACAAAATTCCGAATTTACATTAGGCTCTATACAAGATGTAGGATTATATACGGCCGGTGATGCAATCTTTACTATAAATGGTTTAAGTTCGACTGGCGTTAGTTTAGAACCAGTAACAATATCTATTTCGTATTATTTTAGTAATAATTTATGTGCAAGTTCTACAATAATAAACTCAACAAGCACAGCTCAATATGTATTAGATTCCGATTTAGTCGATTCTAGCCCAACTGGTGATAAAAATTGGGTAGCCAATTGTAATAGTGATAATAATGATTCAGCAAAATGGACATATATCATATATCCGGCATCATATGGTAATTTAAGTTCAATAGCACAAGGACATACGGATGTGTTCGGAGCATTCACACAGTTAACGAATACTGATACCAGTAATGAAAATTTTACAATAAATAATTCAAACAATATTCCAACAACTTATTATGTATATAAATCCAATGCACCAGGCGCATTTGCAAATGGTGTGGTATTAACAATCGCGTAAAATATGGCATTAAAGTTTCCAGATATATTACAACATAACAACACAAGTTATGCGCTTATTGATTCATCTCAAGTTAGAGGAACAGCATATTCTATAACGAATCTAAATGATACTGGTAGTATTCCAAGTGATAAAAGAAATGTGGGCATAATAGTATTTGTATCATCTGAACAAAAATATTATGGTTATTATGGTGCAACATCTAATACAACGGATTGGGATAATACAAATAATTGGCGACCATTGGCAGATGGCGATAATGCTATTTCTCTTGGAGCAATCGTAACAGGAAGTAGTGGATTAAATCAAACTATATTAGGATCTTTAACAGTAAATGAAGGAATAATAGGTAGTGCATCATTTGCCACACAATCTACATCGGCATCGTATTCATTAACGGCATCATATACGCCAAATTCTATTATAACTGCGTCTGTAATATCTAATACAATTACATTTAAAAAAGGAGATAATACTCAATTTGATTTAACAATAGATACGGGTTCAAATTCAGCAGCATCATTGTTAAATGGTATAACAAATGGACAAATATTATATAATAATTCTAATACATTTGCCGGAGTACCTGGAGTTTCTTATAATGGTACAACATTTATAGCATCTGGATCTTTTAGTGGTAGTTTGCAGGGAACAGCAAGTTATGCAAATACGGCAAGTTGGGCAATAAATGCGCTCA